TCAGATCGGCGGAAAGGAAAAGCGCGCGGCGATGCGCCGCGCCCAGGGGAGTGTCAGGGCGCTTTCCGTCACCGCATGGCCGGAAAACGCATGGATAAAGCGGGCATCGGCCCCGGTTTCCGACTGGAGACCCAGATGTTTCGCCACCCCGCCCTCACGCATGCGGAAGAGGATCACATCGCCCGGGGTCGCTTCGGCCCCTTTCGGGATCAGCCAGAGCTGCGCCGCCTCCAGCAGGGGCTCACCGGCACCCGCTTCGGCCCAGTCGGCGCTATAGGCCGGCAGCCGACAAGGCTCGCCGCCATAAAGCCTTCGCCAGATGCCCCGGATCAGCCCGAGACAATCGGCGCCGGCCCCCCGGCAGCTTGCCTGATGGATATAGGGGGTGCCCAGCCAGAGCCGGGCCTCGGCAACCGCCAGCTGCGCAGCCTGCATGGTCATGTCAGGTGAAATCATTGACGCTCCCCGAAAGCGGGAAGCGGCGGGGCTCACCCGTCGCAGGCCGGTCAGAACGCGGATAGCTTGTCAGCCAATCCTCTTCCGGAAGGTGAGGAAATCCGCGAAAATTATTGAAATTATTGAACTTCCCCCGACAGATTCCGGGTTGTTTGCTGCATCCCGCAATCAGTCGCAGCTGGTCGCCCGGCATCAGGGCGGCGCGTATACCCTCCCAGAGCACGATCCGCCGCCCGCCCTGCCGCTGGTCATCTGAACGGATCATCGCCACAAGGCCGGTTGCCTCGCCGCTCATCACCTCCAGCCGGCCATGTTCGAACCAGCGCGGATCAAATCCCGGCAAAGCGTCAAAGCTGAATTCCCGCCGGTCTGCGCTGATCTGCTGCACGGCGATGTCGCAGAAATAGCCCGGGGTCAGCAGGCTGAATGTACAGCGCCCATCCCCCAGCACGGTCGAGCAGTTCCGCGTATAGGCAAAGCCCGCCGGCTGCCCCAGTGGTTCCGAAAGCCCGCGCAATTCGGCGCGAAACGAGGCGCCGCGCCGGATCACCTCACCCAGCGAGCCGCGAAACAGTTCACGCCGCTCGGCAGGCTGGCGCCAGTTGGCCAGCCAGATCCGGACCTCTGCCCCGTCATAGCGTCCGGCATCCAGATCCTCCGCCGTGATCGCGGCATCGCTCAACGCGCCCACGGCCTCGGAATTGTCCACCGCCAGCCCGGTCGCCTGCTGCAACGCGCTTGCGGTCAGACCCGAGCCCGCCCGGTGGATCACCCCCTCCACCTCCAGATCGCAATCATGGTCAGTGAAACCCAGCACCGCACCATCCCGCCGCGAGACCGACCAGAGATGGCAAAGGCCGGTCACACCGCTCTGCAAATGTTCGCTCAGGGCGATTGTCACAGCCTGATCTCCACCACCGGCACATTGGGGACATCGCCGGCCTGAAAGCTGGCGACGGAAACCTGGATGCGGTCGGCGTCGAACCGCACCGGCACGTCGAATTCAAAGCCCGCCGTGATGCGGGTACCGACAGGCGGCGGGATCTCAAAGAGGATCTCGCCCTTCGCGGCATCGACGCTGAATTCGACGCCCTCGACCTTCTGATCCGCGGCTACAGCGACCAGCACGGTCCCTGCCACCGGCTTCAGGATCGGCCGCGAATAGCTTTCCTCGCCCGAGCGGTAGGCCTTCAAAAGCGGGAAGGTCACCCTCACCCCGTCCCCGATCGCAATATCCTGATCCAGCGGCCCGACCTTGCCCGAAGGCAGGCAGGAGCGGTAATCCGACCAGTCTTTCCAGCGAAACCCGTGAAGCTGACCGCGCCGCGCCTCGAAAAACGCGATCAGCGCTTCCAGATCATCCAGCGATCTCAGCCCGACGCCGGCATCGTAATGGCGCCGCGAATGGGCCCAGGGGGTATTGCGCTCCTCGAACCCATTGGCGAGCGCCACGATCTCGGTGCGCCGCTCCGGCCCGCCAACCGAGCCAAAGCTCAGATTGGCGGGGAACCTAATTTCGTGAAACATGCGCCTGTCCCTCACCTGTTCCGCTGACCGCGCGCCAGCGCCCGGCCCATTTGTGCCGCGATCTGGCTCTCTGAGCGCCGGAAGCCGGTCACATCGGGCGTCGAGATGTTCATCACCACATTGACCGGACGCCCGCCGCCCTGGGCCTGGACGCCCAGCTTGCCATCCGCGCCGCGGGTCAGCGGCATGATCGCCTCCGGTCCCGCCTCGCCCATCAGCCCGCGCCCGCCCCGCATGGGGAAAGCGACCGGCCCCGAGACCACGCCGCCATTTGCAAAGGGCATCACGCGGCCCTGTGCAAAACCTGCACCATTGGCGAAGGGCATCAGACCAGACATCACCGCATTGATTCCACTGGCAATCGCGCCGCCAGCGGCATTGTGGATCGGCCGCATCGCCACCGAATAAACCGTGTCGACAATCGACTGCGCCACGCCCTTCAGCGCGTCCGACAACCGCGTCCCGTCAAAGGCCAGCCCGTCAAAAGCCCGCCTCAGCCCCCCTGCGATGCCATTCGACAAAGTCGAGACCTCGCGCGAGGTGAAAGTCGCGCTGTCCCGCAGCCGACCCAGCTCTCCGTCAAAGGCCGCGACCATGGCGGCCGAGGCCCCCAGCCGCTCCTCAAGCCCCGCCAGCTGTTCCGCCAGCAGATCCGCTTCCGCCATTCTCATCCCCTTTCATCCTGTCAGCCCCGGTGTCGGGGAAAGACGCCGCCAGCTCCGCCAGCCGCGCCCGCGTCAGGGGCGGAGCCCCCCGCTCCGCCCCCAGCATGATCCGGAGTTCGACCGGCGTAAGGCTCCAGAACACGCGTGGCTCCAGCCCCAATCCGTAAAGCCCCGCCCGGATCAGCCCTGGCCAGTCGAACCTCCGGCTCATCCTCGCTCTCCGGTCGAGAACGCCCGTGCAAGCAGGGCCGCCGCCGCCTGGGCAGCCGCCACCGGCCCACCGCCGATCTCGACGGCAACCAGATCACCCGCCTGCCCCTTCCAGCCGCCGCCCCTCAGGCCAGCCACCACCAGTGCCAGCACGTCACGGCCCGAAAACCGCCCGCCCTCGAACCGCTCGACCAGATCCATCAACGAGGCTTCCCCAAGCCCTGCCTCCAGTTCAGCCAGCGCGCCCAGCGTCAGTTTTGCGACATGCGGGACGCCGTCGAGCGTAATCTCCACCTCACCGGCGAACGGGTTCCCCATCAAAGCGCCGTGAAGCTGAGGACACCCGCCGAGGCCAGACTGACCTCATAGGTCGCCTCGCCGTTATGGCTGCCGGCATATTCCAGGCTGGTGATCTGGAACGGCCCCTGCACCACGCCGAAATCCGGGATCACCACCTGAAAGGCCGGGATCTCGCCGTCAAAGAAGATCTGGCGTGCGCGTTCATCGGTTTCCGCATCGCGAAACACGCCCGAACCCGAGATGCTGGCCGATTTCACGCCCGCGCCGGCCAGCAGCTCACGCCAGCCGCCCGAGCTTTCCAGGCTCGTAACTTCCACCGTCTCGGCGTTGAAACTGGCGCGGGTGGCGCGCAGCCCGGCAATGGTCTCGAACTGGCCATCGCCAGTCTGGTCGATCTTGATCAGAAGGTCTTTCCCGGCCTGAACTGCCATGGTCTTCTCCTTGAAATTGATGAATTCCGGCTCAGATCCCGATCAAATCTCGATCCGGGCCCGGAAGGTCAGGTCGATCCGGCGCACAGTGCCCTCGCCGATCCGCCGCGCCACGGCCCGGTCAAAGGCAAGGCTCACCAGCCGCCCGCGCGACAGTGCCGGCAGCGGCGTGGCCATGAGGTCCGAAATCGCCACCGACAGCGTCTTTGCCGCCAGAAACCCCTCGGCATCGCTGATCACGCTGATCACCAGCCGGTGATCCGCCCCCGCACCGGATTTATCCGAGGCATCGCGGACATCCTCCGGCCCGATCAGGACGAAAAGCCCCGGCGGCGAGGGCGGCAACGCATCATGCACCGCAACCCCCGCCAAAACCGGCGCCGTGCTCAGCTGCTGGAAAACGGCCGCCTGCAAAGCCGCTGCTGCTGCATAGCTCATTTCGGCGCCTCCTCACGGCAGGTGCAGGTCAGCCAGAGGCCGCCCGGGTCATTCTCCGCCACCGCGAGGATGGTGAAAATCCGTGTCCCCAGTCGGAACCGCTGTTCGGGGCGCGGGCGGGCGGCGGCACCTGCGGGGGCGCCGCGCACCGTGATACGCCAGGCAACCGAGGTCAGGATCAGCTCCTCCCCCGAGGGGGCGCGCCCGGTTCCCGCCACCATCTCGGCCCAGAGGAGCCCCACCAGCGCCCAGCTGAGCGTAAAGCCACCGGCGCCATCGGGCAGCCGGGTCGCCTCTTCGAGGGCAAGCTGCTGGCGCAGCTGAGGCGCCCTCATCGCCGCCCCCCGCCCAGCACTCGGATCAGCCGCCAGCGCCCGATCAGCCCTTCAACGGCGCCCGGAAGGCCGGCGCCACGGGTGCCAGGATCATGGCGAAATTCGTAATATTCCGCCGCAAGCAGCATCACCGCCTGTTGCAGATCGGCCGGCACCCCCGCCCAGGTCGCCGAGAAACCGGCCTCGAACACCACCCGCACCGCGCCGCCCGTCGCCGGTTCGGGCAAGGCCGCCCCGGTTCCCGCGATGCGCGGCCGGTGCTGGTCCTGGATCAGCCGGTACAGCACCGGGTTCACCGCAGTCGCCACACCCAAAGCCGAGACCAGCTCGACGCTCACCAGAGATGAGACCGGGGCCAGCGGCAGCGCCTGGGCCTCAGCATCGCGCCAGGTCTCCATCTCCAGCAAAAAGCGGCGCCGGATCACGGCCTTGGCAATCCGCCCCTCGATCGCGGCAATCGCTGCGCGCAGATGGCTTTCCAGCAGCGCATCCTGATCCGTCGCCAACGCAAAACCGCTGCCAAGGCGCAGATGTTCTTTCAACGCTGCCAGCGGCAGGCTCGCCACCGGCACCGCCGTTTCTTCCGTCAGTCTCATACCCTGCGCCCCCATTGCTCACGGTCGAAGAAAGGGAGCCAGGCCGCGAACGGCCCGGCCCGGCGTCAGATCGTCAGGAGGTCGCGACACGCAGCAGTTTGATGGCGGCATAATCGGCAATATCGCCGCCGACACGCTTGGTCGCATAGAAAAGCACATGGGGCTTGGCCGAGAACGGATCGCGCAGGATGCGCAGATCCGGGCGCTCGGCGATGGTGTAGCCGGCGTTGAAATCGCCGAACGCAATCGGGAAACTGTTCGCAGCGACGTCGGGCATATCCTCGCAGATCAGCACGGCATAGCCCATCAGACGCGCAGGCTCGCCCGCCGCCAGACCATCCGACCACAGGAAGCGGCCATCGGCATCCTTCATCTTCCGCACCGCGCCGGCGGTTTTCGAATTCATCAGGAAGGTGCCATTGGCGCGGTAATCGGCACCCAGGGCGTAGACCAGGTTTATGATGCAATCGGCCGGATTGGTGGTGGCGAAATCCGCCGCAGCGCCGGTCGGCACATAACCGAGATTGCCCCAGGTCCAGGAGGCGTTCGCCACCTTCGTGGGCAAGAGGATGCCCTTCGGCTTGTCGACACCGTCCCCGTTGATGAAGGCCGCCGCCTCAGCCCGAATGAAGCGCGTCGCGATCTTTCCGGCAAGCCAGCCTTCAACATCGAAAGCGCTGTCATCGAGCAGCCGCTGGCTGGCCTTCGGCATCGCCGACAACTCATGCAGCCGGATCTGGATGCGTTCAAGTGTGGGCGTCGCGGTCTCGGCAGTGGCCGCCGCCTCGGTCGCCCAACCCGAACCGACCTCGGAACGGTCGATCAGCACATCGAACGAGGTTGCCTCGACCTGCACCACATTGGCAACCGAGCGCAGCGAAGAGGTCGAGATCAGCATCGAGCGGATCTGATCCGCCGTCTGCGGCGAGACCAGATAGCCGCCATCCGCCGCCACTGCGCTCGAGAGCGCCTTACCCTCCATCGCGAGGCCCCGATACCCGTCATCATCGCCCGAGCGCAGATAGGCGTTGAACGCCTTCTGATGCGGTGCATTCTCCTCCACGGCAGCGGAAAGTGCCGGGCGGCCCCAGGTCATGGTTTTCTTCTGAAGCATGGTCAGTCGCTCTTCCTGATGTTGCAGCGATTGTTTCACGTCGACCTGAAAGGAACTGAATTCTTTCAGGAATCCGGCCATGGCGGCTTTCACCTCCGCAGCCGGGCTCAGGCCCGGGGAAATTTCCCCGGCCCGGATTTCTCTCTCCGTCATCCGATTTTCCTCTTGTCAGGCAGAAATCCCGGGCGCGCGGTCAGCGCCCCGCAAGGTCACGCCTTGCACTGTCGAAAAGCGCGGCAAGCCCGTCAAAAACCGAAAGCATCTCCTCCGATTTCGCCGCCACCCGCGCCTCGCTCAGCATCGGGAAGGTCACCAGCGACACTTCCCAAAGCTCAAGTTCCAAAAGCTTGCGCCCCTTCCCCTCACGCTCCGAGCGCAAGGTCCGGTAGCCGATCGACAGCCCGTCCAGCGCACCCGCCTCCAGCAAAGCCGCCGCCTCGCGCCCCTTCGCCACATCGGTCAAAAGCCGCCCCTTGACCCAAAGACCGGTGGCATCCTCGCGCACCTCATCCCAGATGCCGATGGGCTGCGTCGGGTCATGCTGCCAGAGCATCCGCACCTTGCCGCCCTTCGCCGCCAGCCTCGTAAGCGACGCGTGATACGCCCCAGGCGCCACGGTATCGCCGCCCTGATCCTTCACCCCAAACAAGGATGCATAGCCAGAAAGCTCGCGCCCCTCGGTCAGCACCAGCCCGGCCTCGGGCCGGCAGAATTTATGTTCCAGCATCACAACCCCTCATTTCATTGCCGCCCGGATCACCGCCTCGGCTCCCTGCGCCAGCAGGAAGCCCGCGACCCCGTAAACCCCCAGCCAGATCCGCCGTTCCAGACGCTCCAGCGCCGCGTCGATCTGGCCAAGACGAAATTCCAGCCCCGCCCAGCGTTCTTCCATCACCCGCTCATTGGCCTCGATCCGGGCATGGGCGGCATCGAAACTGTCGAAGACAAAGCGCGAGCCCGTCCCCTCCTTGCGTTGGCTCATTCCGCCCCCTCATCGCCAGCCTCAGCCAGACGCGGCAGGCCCAGAAGCGCCCGTTTCTCGGCATCTGTCAGGAATGTGGCCGCCCCCACCCGCGCCCATTGCTGGTCGCGTTCCATCGCCAGCGCGGGGATCTGATCCAGATCAGGCCGCAGCTCCACCACCTCGCCGCCAAACCCCGCCAGCCAATGCGACAGCGATGCCAGCACACGGCTGGCCAGCGGCAGCACCGTCAACCGGTAAAAAGCCCGGTTCGCCTCCTGGTAATTGGCATAGGTGGCATCGCCGGGGATCCCCATCAGCATCGGAGGCACCCCAAACGCCACCGCAATCTCCCGCGCCGCTGCCAGCTTCGTCTCGTGGAACTCCATATCCGAGGGCGAGAACCCCATCGGCTTCCAGTCGAGCCCGCCTTCCAGCAACATCGGTCGCCCGGCATTCTTCGCGCCCTGGTGATGCGCCTCCATCTCGGACACCAGCCGGTCATACTGGTCCGGCGTCAGCACCGACTGCCCGTCAGCCCCCTTGTAGATGATCGCCCCCGAAGGCCGCGCCGCATTGTCCAAAAGCGCCCTGGACCAGGCCGAGGCCGCATTGTGCACATCCACCGCCACCGCTGCCGCCTGCATCGGCGACAACCCGTAATGGTCATCCTGCGGGTGAAAACTGCGGATATGACAGATCGGGCTCACCCCGTCCGAGACCTCGAACCGATGCACCCGCCCGGCCACGGAATAGTCAAACGCCACCGGCCAGCCATCCGAACCCGGAACCAGCGCCATGCGGTCGGGGCGCAGCGCATGCAACTCCCCCGGCAGCGCATCCTCGCCCGGCACCGCCTCGATCCAGGCATTGCCGGTCAGAAGCATATGCCCGTAAACCGCCTCCAGAAGCTCGGCCCGCCCCTGCGCCCCATTCGGCCGCGACAACAGCCGCAGCACCGGATGCGCCTCATAGCGGCGCTCGCAATCCTGGCAGATCACCGGCAAAGCCGCTGCCGCCTCGGCGATCATCCTCACCGCGCGAAACCCGACCGGATTGCCCTGAAACCCCGCCCGCGTCAGCGAGACCACATCGCGCGCGCCCGAGGCCACCCGACCCGCGCCCCCCGGCACCGAGCGGGCGATTACCCGCCCGGTCGCACTCGCCTTCAGCTCGGGCACCGGCGGCACCCTCGATCTGCCCTTCAGGAAATCGAACACAAAGCCGCTCCTTTCGTAAGCCATGCGAAAGCCGCCCCGAAAAGGCACCCCTCCCGCTATCTTCCTCTTGATCCAAATACTCCGGGGGTCCCGGGGGCTGGCCCCCGGCTTTTGGTAACCTGCGGGCTGGCCCCCGGCCCTTCCGCAAACCGCAGGATGCCCGCCTGCTCTTCTGGCCCGCGGATCCTGGTAACCTGCGGACGGCCCCTCAGCTGCCAGCCCGGTATGAGATCTCAGATCGTCCGCACCCCTGGCTGGCCGATCCTGGACGAAGGCGCGATCATCAGTTCGGTCAGCGCCCAGACCAGCGCGTCCAACCGGTCGGGGCTGCCTTGCCCCTGCCAGCCGGTCCGCGTCATCTTCATCATCTGCTCTTCCAGATCACCGAGGCCCCGCTGATGCGCGATCCGGCCCTGTTCATACAAAGCCGCAACCGGCTCGGCACGCAGCATCTTGCCCCGCATCGCCCGCACCTCGCGCACCGGCACCAGCGGATCGACCTGACGCACCACGCCTGCGACCAGATCTCCGCCCTGGTTCACCTCGACAACCAGCCGCTCGGCGCCGAATTCCTCCATCGCCGCCACGGCTGCCCGCGCCCAGCCATCCGGGCTGGCGCCCTTCACCGTCCGGTCGGCCAGCACCACCGCCCGCCAGTCGGCCGGCGCCCCGCTGGTATCCGCGCCGACCACCACGATGCCGCATTCATCCGACTTCTTGGTCGCTGTCACCGGCGGGTCCACCGCCACCACCACCCGCAGCGGGCGAATCTCGGCCGAAGCCTGCGACTGCGCAATCATCGCCCGCGACCAGAGCGCGCCCTCGGCTTCCTCGACCAGCAGCCCCTCCAGCTCCTGGCGGCCCTGCGAGGTGCCGCCATAGCGCGCCTTCACCTCTTCCAGATAACTCTCGGCCAGCCAGGCCCGGTTGGCCTCGGTCGGCGCATGGGTCACCACGGTCGAAGGGTTCTGCAAGATCGCCTTCAGCACCGCCACATTCCTCGGCGTCGTCGTCACCACCTGCTGCGGATTGTCCCCCAGCCGCAGGCCGAATTGCAGCTGATCCCAGGTCTCCGCCGCTTTCGGCCATTTCGCCAGCTCATCCGCCCAGGCCGCATCGAATTGCGGCCCCCTCAGACGCTCCGGATCATGCGCCGAGAAAAGCTGCGCCACCGCCCCATTCGCCCATTCCAGCCGGTTGCGCGCGGCAACCCATTTCGGCCGCCGGTCCGGGGGCGAACAGGCCAGAATGCCACTCTCCCCCAGCACCATCACCTCGCGCGCCTGTTCCAGCGTTTCCGCCACCAGCGCCACCCGCCTTGCCCGGCCCGGAGCATCCACCGTATCGCCCTCGACCATGGCCCGCACCCATTCCGCCCCGGCCCGGGTCTTCCCCGCACCGCGCCCGCCCATGATCACCCAGGACTTCCATGCCCCTTCAGGCGGCATCTGATGCGGCAGCGCCCAGAAGTCGAAAATCCAGGGCAGCGCGCGCAGCGCATTGTCGCTTAACCCACCCAGGAATTCGTCAATCTCCCCGGGCAGCGCGGAGGCGAGCCAATCGGCGCCCGATCTCATCGCGCGCCGCACCGAGGTCGAGTTCGCCGTCTGAGGCGCCCCCTCCGGCAAGCTCTTTGCGGAGTTTCTCGACATTCCTTCTCTCCTCCAGCAGCGCCTTTGACAGATCGGCCAGATCCCTGACCGCCCGCCTGCCCTCTTTTGCCAGTTCAAATTTTCCCACGCGAATGCCCGCGAAGGCCTCGTTCAACTCCTCCACCGCGATCCGGTAGAGCTCTTCGGTCAGGTTCAGCGCCCCGGCTGCATCAGCGCTTTTTGCTGCGCGGTCGGGGTCGCCGTCACCCTCCGTGAATCTGATCGTCAT